TCAACATCCATATGCCATAGAATTATTAAAAGAAAATCAAGATAAAATAAATTGGAAATGGTTATCTCAAAATACAAATCCAAATGCTATAGAATTATTAAAAGCTAATCGCAATAAAATAAATTGGCGGTATTTATCAGGTAATCCGAATGCAATAGATTTATTAAAAGATAATCTCACTAAAATAGATTGGGGTTCTTTATCAAAAAATACACATCCATATGCCATAGAATTATTAAAAGCAAATCCCAAAAAAATAAATTGGGATTATTTATCAGAAAATCCAAATCCAGAAGCTATAGAATTATTAAAAGCAAATCCCAAAAAAATAAATTGGGCTTATTTATCAGAAAATCCAAGTGCTATAGAATTATTAGAAGAAAAGATTAATAGAGAAAATGAAATGAGTAAAGAATATTTGGAAACTTTAAACCATTTCGAAAAAATAAATTGGAATAGGTTGTCTGAAAATCCAGCAATTTTTGATGAAATATTAGAATAATTATTTATTATAAAGATATTTTCTAATATTATCCTAAATATATCCCTAATAGATCGCCAGTACCATGCATCTTCTGATATTTTATAGAGATTCCTATCATCTTACCTAATTATTTTTCTAAGTATTTAATAGAATAACTTATAAATAGTAATGTCTTCTGGTAAGCTTCATAGATTAACAGAGAAAAAAGGTAAACAATTATCTAAATTTTTGGGAATAGATTCTGTACCCAGTACTCAGCTAATTGCTAATATGCAATCAAGAATTAACAATCCTATCTTTAAGCTAAGTATAGAAGATTATGAAGCCATGTGCGAAAATAAGATGATGACTAAAATGATGTCTAAAGTTATAGGTTGCAAGGAGAAACAGCTCAAAAAGTTCTGTAAATATATCAATGTCTTCGCTGATAATATCAAGTCATCTCCAAAATCTATCAAGAACAAAATGAAGGTAACAAACAGCATTAATGCATCAAATAGAAAAGGAAGCCTAAATGTATTACCAGATGATATCCTTGATAAAATAGTAAAAAAATACAAGACCCTTTTCAAAATAAAATATAAACTAAAAGATTGGATACCTCCCGAGAAATTAGATTGGGAAAATTTATCAGAAAACCCAAATGCCATAGAATTATTAAAAGAAAATCCTAAAAAAATAGTTTGGTGGAAATTATCAACAAATCCAAGCGCCATAGAATTATTAAAAAATAATCTTAAAAAAATAAATTGGGATTATTTATCAGCAAATCCAAATCCAGAAGCTATAGAATTATTAAAGGCGAATAAAGATAAAATAAATTGGTATTGTTTATCAAGAAATACAAATCCAGAAGCTATAGAATTATTAAAAGATAATCAAGATAATATAGAATGGGGAGAATTATCAAGTAATCCAAGTCCAGAAGCAATAGAATTGTTAAAAGAAAATCCTAAAAAAATAGTTTGGTGGAAATTATCAACAAATCCAAATTCAGAAGCAATAGAATTATTAAAAGAAAATCAAGATAAAATAGATTGGGATGTATTATCAGAAAATCCAAACGCCATAGAATTATTAAAAAATAATCTTAAAAAAATAAAATGGGAATGGTTATCAAGAAATACAAATGATGGAGCATTAGAATTATTAAAAGCCAATCTTGATAAAATAAATTGGGAACGGTTATCAAGAAATACAAATGATGGAGCATTAGAATTATTAAAAGCCAATCTTGATAAAATAGATTGGAAACAATTATCAAAAAATCCAGCAATTTTTGATGAAATATTAGAATAATTATTTATTATAAAGATATTTTCTAAGTATTTAATAGAATAAATATATAGGCCTTCTAATGCACTACATAGATTAACTGAGAAAAAAAGGTACAAAATTATCTAAAATTTTAGGAATAGATTATGTACCCAGTACTCAGCTAATTTCTAATATGCAATCAAGAATTAACACCCCTATTTTAAGCTCAGTATAAAAGATTATGAAGCCATGTGCGAAAATAAGATTATGACTATAATGATGTCTAAAGTTATAGGTTGTAAAGAGAAACATCTTAAAAAGTTCTGCAAATATATCAATGTCTTTATGAGAATATCAAGTAATCTCCTAAATCTATAAAAAACAAAATAAAGCCTAAAATGACTCTAAATAAATTACCAGAAGAGTTGAGAACGCAAATAGTAGAAAAGTATACGAGCCTATTTCCTACTAAATATGTATTAAGAGATTGGATACCTCCTGAAAACTTAGATTGGGGATATCTATCAAAAAATCCAAATGATGGAGCTATAGAATTATTAAAAAAAAACATAAAAAAAAATAGATTGGTTATGGTTATCTTCAAATCCAAATCCAGAAGCTATTGAATTATTAAAAGCAAATCCTAAAAATATAAATTGGGATTTCTTATCTTATAATAAAGGTGCTATAGAATTATTAAAAGCAGAACCTGAAAAAATAAATTGGGATATGTTATCAGGAAATTCAAATCCAATTGCAGTTCAATTATTAAAAGAAAATCCAGATGAAATACATTGGGTAATTTATCAAGAAATCAAAGTGCTATTAAATTATTAGAAAAAAGAATCAACGAAAATAATGAAATAGACAATGATGATTCTGAAAATGATTCTTAAGATGATTCAGATGATTTCATCCCTTTTGATAAAATTGATAAAGAAAAATTATCAGCAAATCCAAATGCAATAAGATTATTGAAAGCTAATCCTAAAATAATAAATTGGGAAGGATTATCGGAAAATCCAAATGCTATAGAATTATTAAAAAAAAATAAAAGAAAAATAGATTGGGAGCTATTATCTACTAATCCAAGTGCTATTGAATTATTAAAAGCAGAACCTGAAAAAATAAAATGGGGGGATTTTTATCATCAAATCCAAATCCCGAAGCAATAGAATTATTAAAAGCAAATCAAGGAAAAATAAATTGGAAAGAGTTTTCAGCTAATCCAGCAATTTTTGAAGCCAAATAAAAGAATTTTTTTTTCTGAGATATTTTTAGATACTATCTTAATAAATGTCTTCAAGATTAAAGGAAATTGCTGAAAAAAAAGGAGACATCTTATCTAAAATCTTAAAAGTCGATCTTAAAAGTCTTAGAGAAGCTAAAGCGGCCTCTGCGGCCTCTGTAGCTAAAGCAGCCACCAGATCTAAACGTTTGCAATCCAGTAGCTCGGGAATGGACACTCGAGTAATTGCAAATATACAAAATAGAATCAATAATCCATTATTTAGTCTCACAATATCCGATTATGAATTGATGTGCGGTAATAAGGTGATTACTAAAATGATGTCTAAAGTTTTAGAATGCGACGAGAAACAGCTTAAAAAGTTCTGCAAATATATTAATGTCTTTAAGGAGAATATCAAGTCATCTCCTAAATCTATAAAAAATAAAATGAAGCCTAAAATGACTCTAAATAAATTACCAGAAGAGTTGAGAACGCAAATAGTACAAAAGTATATGACTCTATTTCCCACTAAATATGAATTAAGAGATTGGATACCTATAGATAAAATTCATTGGAATGAGTTATCAGAAAATCCAAATGCCATCGAATTGATAAGAGAAAAGATTAAGGATGAAAATGAATTAAGCCAAGAAGCTTTGAATGATTTAGATTATAGAGCTAAAATAGATTGGGTGCATATATCTAATAATCCAAATGCTATAGAATTATTAGAAGAAAAATTAAAAAAAGAGCAAGAAGAAAACATAGACGATGAGGAAAACGAGTATATTGATTACGATTACGAAGAGTTAAATCCGGCTAAGATAAATTGGACAAATTTATCACTTAATCCTTCCGCTATTGGTATGTTAAATGATAATAAAGATAAAATAAAATGGGATCAGTTATCAAGAAATAAAAGTGTAGGAGCTATCAAGCTTTTGAGAAAAAAAATAAGATCAGAAAATAATTTAAGCAGAGAACAATTAGAAGATTTGCCAGATTCTAAAAAAATAGAGTGGTATAATCTATCAGAAAATCCAAATGCTATAGAATTATTAAGAGAAAATATAGATAAAATAAAATGGGATCGGTTATCAAACAACCTAAATGCTATAGAATTATTGAGAGAAAATAAGAAAAGTATCAATTGGTGGACTTTGAGTGAAAATCCAAATGCAATAGAATTATTAAGTGAAAAAATAAAGCAGGAAATGAAGATGAATGTTAAATATTTAAATAAATTAGATGATACAAAAAAAATAGATTGGGTATATTTATCAGGAAATCCAAATGCTATAGAATTATTAAGTGCAAATCAAGATAAAATAGATTGGGATACCTTATCATCAAACCCAAATGCTATTGAATTATTAAGAGAACATAGAGATAAAATAGATTGGGGAGAATTATCATCAAACCCAAATGCTATAGAATTATTAAGAGAACATAGAGATAAAATAATTTGGAGTGAATTATCGTCAAATCCTAATGCTATTGAATTGCTTATAGAAAGAATGAATGAAGAAAAAAATATGAGCGAAATCAATATAAAGAATAAAATAAATTGGTCTAAATTATCAGAAAATAGAAATGCTATAGAATTATTAAAGGCTAATCCAAATAAAATAAATTGGGCTAATTTTTCAAAACAACCATTTATATTCGAGGAAGAAAGAGTTGTATTAAGATAAAGATGTTTTTTTTATATCATATTTATAGAATAACTTATAAATACTAATGTCTTCTGGCGCGCTTCATAGATTAACAGAAAAAAAAGGTAAGCAATTATCTAAATTTTTAGGAATAGATTCTGTACCAAGTACTCGGCTAATTGCTAATATGCAAGCAAGAATTAACAATCCTATCTTTAAGCTCAGTATAGAAGATTATGAAGCCATGTGTGGTAACAAGAGGATGATTAGAATGATGTCTAAAGTTATAGGTTGCGAAGAGAAACAGCTCAAAAAGTTCTGTAAATATATCAATGTCTTTGCAGAGAATATCAAGTCATCTCCAAAATCTATCAAGAACAAAATGAAGGTTACAAACAGCATTAATGCATTAAAAAGAAGAGGAAGTCTACATATATTACCAGATGATATTCTTGAAAAAATAGTAAATAAATACAAGACCCTTTTCAAAATAAAATATAAACTAAAAGACTGGATACCTGTTAAGAAATTAGATTGGGAAATGTTATCAGAAAATCCGAATGCAATAGATTTATTAAAAGATAATCTCAATAAAATAGATTGGGAATTATTATCTTTAAATCCAAATGCTATAGATTTATTAAAAGCAAATCCTGATAAAATAAATTGGGACGTGTTATCAGAAAATCCAAATGCTATAGAATTATTAAAAGAAAATCAAGATAAAATAGATTGGGGTTCGTTATCAGCAAATTCAGGTGCTATTGAATTATTAAAAGCAAATCCGAGTAAAATAAAATGGAGATTTTTATCATCAAATTCAAATCCTGAAGCAATAGAATTATTAAAAAAATATCATTATGAAGAAATAGATTGGTTGAATTTATCTTTAAATCAAAATCCAAAAGCTATAGAATTATTAAGAGAAAATCAAGATAAAATAGATTGGTTTTATTTATCAAGAAATCCAATAGCCATAGAATTATTAAGAGAAAATCAAGATAAAATAATTTGGTACCTTTTATCAGAAAATCCAGAAGCAATTGAATTATTAAAAGAAAATCAAGATAAAATAGATTGGGTATATTTATCAGCAAATCCAAACCCAGAAGCTATAGAATTATTAAAAGCAAATCCCGAAAAAATATATTGGACATATTTATCAGAAAATCCAGAAGCAATTGAATTATTAAAAGAAAATCAAAAAAGAATAGATTGGGTATATTTATCAGGAAATCCTGCTATTTTTGATGAAATATATACTACATATAGCAAGTCTCCTCCAAAGTTAGCCAAAGCAGGCAAAGCTAAAAAAGAGTGTCCAGTCGGTAAAGAGCTTAATCAGTTAACTAAACGCTGTATAAAAATATGTGAAAAAGATAAAATAAGAGATCCTATTACAAGGAAATGCAAAAAAGAGTGTCCAGTTGGTAAAGAGCTTAATCCATTAACTAAGAGATGTATAAAAATATGCGAAAAAGATAAAATAAGAGATCCTGTTACAGGGAAATGCAAAAAAATATAAATAATTTATTTCATAATAAGAGACTACAACCTAATATATATATAGCATCACCCCCCATCCTTTGTCTGTTGTTATAGTAAATACTCTAATAAATCCATGTGGTAATAAGAATTCGTCGAGCTCTTTAATAGAAGCACTGTTTTTATACAACTCTATTTTGTGTATTTTGCAATAAATAATTTTACAATGTTTAATAAAGCACTAAGATCCTTTTTAGTGCTAATAATTCAGCTCCTTGAATTGCAATATTCATAAAATCATACATTGTTTCATCGATATTATGTAATGCTAAAAATGTATCAATCGTAATACAATATCTATTACATCCTTCTATATAAGAAAATTTAGGATATACCTTTTTATGTTCTAACATAGATAGTATAATGGATGATGATGTATCATTCGCTTTATTAAATACTACACAACTATAGTCAATATCTGTAATTATAGCATTATGATAATATCTCAGAAAAAGAATATATATTGAACGAAGTTATTATTTTTTAATTTTTTCGCATTTACCGGTTAATGGATTTCTTATTTTATCCTTATCACATATTTTAACGCAGCGTTTAGTTAGAGGATTTATTTCTTTACCTTCAGGACACTCCTTTTCAGCCTTGATTTTTTCACATTTTCCAGTTATTGGATCTCTTATTTTATCCTTATCACATATTTTAACACAGCGTTTAGTAACAGGATTTATTTCTTTACCTTCAGGACATTCTTTCTCTGATTTTACTTTGTTAACTTTAGGCTTAGCAGGAGGCTTAGCAGGAGGCATGAAGGGATCACGTATTGGTCGTTCTTCGTTTAATGATATATTTTCATAGGTATATATATCAGGAACGACATGAGGATATTTAAATTGTTCGTTTAGATAATTGTTTAAAGCCAGTTTGCTCTTGTTCCTTTTCAGTTCTTCCATTAAGTTTTCTTTAGCAGTTACATATTTTTCATATCTTTCTATATTAATTAATCTTTTATTATGATATTGCTCTATATATTTATTTTTCTTATCATTTAACAGTTGTATTTTTTTATTAATATCTTCATTGTATAATCGTATATCCTCTTTTAAACTATTAATCTTAGATATATCTATTTTGTCTTTATCACTCAAAATAGTTAATAATTTTTTTTCAATATTTCTTAATACATCCATTTAATAATATTAAGGATAAAAATAATCATTAAACTATTATATTTTCAAACATTCCTTTATAATATGTTTGGAGACTTTCTTGAGGATTCATCTGTTCTTCATATGTACTTCTTGGAATATATTTAACTATTATCTTCTCTTTTTCAGTAATGTTAGTTTTTTTACTATAATATCCTTGAACTATTAATATGGTACCTATAAAAAGTAAAAATATAGCAATTGCTTTCATTCTTAATATTGTAATATAGAATTATTTTTAATATATAATATAAAATAAGAAATGAGTGCCAGAAAAGTCTCTCAAAATCAATATTGTGTATTAATAGACAATACCCAACCTATTGTAGGGGACACTATTTTATATTATTTATTAGATAATGATAATATCAAAGATATAGTATACGCGTTAGAAGATATTATTAGTACTCAAAATGATGTAAATATTATAAAAATAATTAAAAATACTGGGTGGGAGGCTACTAATGTATCTAGTGTTACAAATACTGTTGGTGTTATAAATATAATTAGCAAAAGCGTAAGTGCAATTATACAAAAGGCTAAAGAATATCCTATGATTACATTTATTTTGATAAATAACGGCAAAGAGATTATTTTTATTGATAATAAAAACAACGACACATCGAATAAGGATGATCGATCAAAATTAGAAATTAATATTAATTCAATACTTACATCTGTTCAAAAGTATATAAATACTATGGAGGAAAATAATGAAAAAACTGCAGTTTTTTCTTCTAAGAAACCTATGGTTCCTACAAAAACAGAAAAATCTAAAGTATCTAATGAACCGGATAAACCAAAAGTATCCAATGATACGATAGTATCTGCTAATCCTGTTAAATCCAAAATTACGGATATAGCTATACTATAAATTATAAATAGCTAAAAAATAAATTGAGTAATATTAATTTTTTATTCAACATTCTTTTGACTCCATACATCTACCTTTTCAAGCTCTTCTTTGATGGTACTTAGTTCTACATTATCAACTTTCTCTTCATTCTCCTCCGATACACTGTCTCCTACTGGAGCAGCATTTGTAGCAATTGATTGCTTTCGATTTTCAAAGATAACATCGCGATTATCCATATTTTTCTTATATTCTTTCATAAGAGTATTGAGTTGCGTCTCTGCATATTCTTGATTTTCAAGGCATTCGGGATTGGGAGACCATGGGCACCAGCAACCTACTTGAGCAATATAAATGTTAAATTTACTGTCTATTTTCTTCAAAAATTCGCTGCGATTTTTAGCCTCATCAATAGTATCAAAAGTTCCTCTTACTTTAATACCGCGCATAGAAGTAATAAAGTTGTTATCGCGGTGATAATTTGATTCGAGCTCATCGTTATTTACATTTTTATAGAAGTTGTATTGCTCGTTCATCTCCTTGTAATCAAAGATAAAATTGTTATTTTCTACAATAGTATCAACCATATCCTTTTGGTCAGGATATTTTTCTTTAAGAGAATCAAGGAGAGTCTTCATATCTCTACTAAACTTCTCAATAAATTTGCTAAAAATATAAGCATCCTTTTTAACAATAACATCTTCGGGACTCAAAAAGGATAGGAGTACATAATTTTGTCCTCTGATGGGTTTATCCTCGTCCAAATAATCTACTTCTTTCGTAGATACAAGCGTTGAGTTCACTGCGTCGGCCATAATTATTTATTCTTAATATATATTATTATTATAAATCTTATATGTTTTTACAATAAAATGTTTAATTATGATAGATATAATGGAGATTACATACGCATATGTTGTATTACAGTATCTATTACTTGGATTTGTTATAGCCATGTTTGCATTACTAATAATAGACCTGAGATTTAACATTATTAGAATAGTGGGCTTAGCTATAGTGCTGGCATCTGTTTTATATTTATTGGACTTATTTAAAAATAATGATGTATATAATTTAGGATTAAAAATGAGTACATAATTGAAAAAATTTTAGAAATTTCAAAAAGTTTTTAAAAGTTCAAAGAAAAATAAATTATGTACTCGTTTTTGTAAAAGTTATAAGGAAGGAATTATTTCGTAATTTAAGTCTATACATATCTTCTTCCATATCTGATCTTGCACATAGAGCTTCTCGCGACTCTTCAATAAAGGGAAGTATTTCAAATACTCATTTAATCCAAGTATCTGAAAAAACTTATATAAAACATAACTATAAGATAAGAAATTTTTCCTATCTTTTGGGCAATGCTTTAGAAAAGGTGCTTGAATGCTTCTAAACATATTGCATAACTTATCTTCTAACTCTGTGCTAAATTGTGGTGTAGGTATTCCGTTTATCCTATTTATTATATAATTGATATGCTCATAGTACTTATTTATCCTTAGCCTTTTAAGAATATCTCTCATTTTTAAATAGGTTATTTTTTTTAAATCTGTAATCTTATCTTTTTTTATTTCCATCAAAATCTTTTCAAATATCTCATCAGGTATATCAGTACTCTCTTTGCCTTGCACTTGATTACACCATTCTCTAAAGTGATTTATCCGTTTATAACAAAAATGCGAAGTATCTTTTGTATTCTGTTTTAAAATAGGTCTATTTTGCTCTACTAATAGTAATTCCTGAAATCCACAATAATTACAAACAATTATTGCATCATATTGAAGAGACACCATGTTATTTTTGCATATTTTGCAAATTTCTATATTTTCTTCTTCAACTGTTCTAATATATTTATTGTTTATTATAGCCATATATTTATCTACTAAAGAACTCTTGTCTTGTACAATTTCCATTTTATTATCATTATTATACTCATCTAAAGTTTCTAAGTTTTCGCATTTTATGTCATCTTCAGAATCATTAACAGCAAATTTTTCAACTATGGGTTTTTTATTGTCTATATTATTTAGCGCCTCTAATACATTTATTGTATTTGCTACTACCCCTTTATTTTTCTTGCTATCCTTTTTATATATTTTTGATTTATTATTAAAATCCTTTAAATAGTTTGAATTTTGATTGATATCCGATTGTTTATTTACCGTATCATAGTATTGAAAAAGTATATCGCTTGTACTTTTATAATATTCTATTTCATCCAATTTATTTAACTCGTATAATTTTGATTTGATATCTAATATTTCTTCACATAATTCTATATTACTAAACCATAATTTACTACTTGTCTCTTTATCACTTGTATTCTTTATAGTATTTAATATATCATTTTTATGCTCTTCACAATATCTTAATTTATTCTCATAATACAACTTTTCCTTATCGCTTTTTTCAAAATCTCTTATCATATTATTATGCATAGCATCTAATGTAACAGTTTCATTTATATCAGCAGTTACCTTTTTCTTTGATGACTTTTCTTTAAACATCATTATATTTGAATTATAAATATTAAGGTTTATATATAAAATTAAAATTGTGTCTTATAATCTATATTTTTTTCTCCTCTAATAGTATAAAGAATATAGCGTAAATGGGTGGTGGTCTTCTTCAATTAGTAGCTTATGGTGCTCAGGATGTTTATTTAACTGGTAATCCTCAAATTACCTTTTTTAAAGTAGTTTATCGTCGTCATACTAACTTCGCTATTGAAGCTATTCAACAGACATTTAACGGAAATGCCGGTTATGGAAATACCGTAACATGCCAAATATCGCGCAATGGTGATTTAATAAATCGCATGTATTTACAGGTTGATGTACCTGCGAGAAAAGTGGCTACTACAGGTACCTATGTTAATTACCTCGGTTTACGTTTAATTAAATCGGTTGTTATTGAAATTGGTGGGCAACAAATAGATAAACATTATTCCGATTGGCTATACATATGGAACGAGTTATCTTTACCTATCGGTAAGCGATATGCCTATGATACCATGGTTGGAGCCGATAAAGACATATTAACTGGAAAAGGCGCTACATTATATATACCTTTCGAGTTCTGGTTTTGCAGAAACGTAGGTCTTGCTCTGCCTTTAATCGCCCTTCAATATCACGAAGTTAAAGTTAAAATCGAGTTCGATTCCCTCGCAAATTGCTGCGATACTCCGGCCAGCTTTGATAATTTACAAAATGTTTCATTATGGGTCGATTACATCTTCTTAGATACCGATGAACGCAGAAGATTTGCTCAATTATCCCACGAATATTTAATAGAACAACTTCAATTCACCGGTACCGAAACCCTTAACAAAAATACTAACCGTATTAAATTAAACTTCAATCATCCCTGCAAGGAATTAATCTGGGTAGCTAAAAGCAAAGGAGCTTACAAACCCAACAGGTGGTATGATTATAATTTATACGATGCCCTTGATGCTGATAATGATCCAAGTGGCTCTCTCATTTACACAAGCAACCTTACTATATTTGGTGTAAAACCCGAAAAATACAAGAACCCTTTTACCAGTGCCATTCTCCAATTAAACGGTAATGATCGTTTCGCTGTAAGAGAGGGCATGTATTTCTCGCACGTCCAGCCCTTCCAACATCACACTAACGTCCCCGTTAATAACCCTATTAACGTGTACTCTTTCGCCTTAAAACCCGAAGATCATCAGCCGAGCGGCACTTTAAATATGTCTCGCATAGATACCGCAACTTTGATGGTTGACGTCGTTGACCCCACTAAAGGCAACACTGTTACTTCGGCTAATTTCGACTACGAAGGCATTAATATATATGCCGTTAATTATAACGTATTACGCATATTATCCGGAATGGGTGGTTTAGCCTATTCTAATTAAAAATAATTAAGTAATTATAAAAATGTGTTATATCATTCCCTTTTTTTTTTCTCCTCTAATAGTATAAAGAATATAGCGTAAATGGGTGGTGGTCTTCTTCAATTAGTAGCTTATGGTGCTCAGGATGTTTATTTAACAGGTAATCCTCAAATTACCTTTTTTAAAGTAGTTTATCGTCGTCATACTAACTTCGCTATTGAAGCCATACAACAAACTTTCAACGGAACTCCTGATTTCGGAAATCGCGTAACCAGTCAAATATCGAGAAACGGCGATTTAATACATCGTGTATACTTAGTTGTTACGAATTACACTTCAACCAAAAAAGTATGCCCGTACTTCGGTCTTCGTTTAATGAATTATGTTGAAATCGAAATCGGTGGACAAAAAATAGATAAACATTATTCTCACTGGATGTATGTATGGAACGAGCTCACTTTACCTACCTCAAAGAAGGAAGGTTATAAAAAGATGGTCGGTGCTAATCCCACTGAAGCCGTATTAACTGCTGCTAATCTATATATTCCTTTAGAATTCTGGTTCTGCAGAAATGTCGGTTTAGCCCTTCCTCTAATTGCTCTCCAATATCACGAAGTTAAAATAAATATCCTCTTCGAAGATAAAGCTAAATGCATAGCTTCTTCGGAAACTGGCGATCTATCTCCCCTATCTTCTGCTTCGACCACTCTATGGGTCGATTATATCTTCTTGGATACTGATGAACGCCGAAGATTCGCTCAATTATCTCACGAATATTTAATAGAGCAATTACAATTCACTGGTGCCGAAAGCGTAACTAATCTAACTGATGTCGCTACTAATGTTGTACAAGTAAAACCCAAATTATCCTTCAATCATCCTTGCAAAGAGCTTGTATGGTTTGCTACCAGTGATTTTACCACCGGTACTAAAAATAACAACTGGATGAATTATGGCACTACCGTTAACTCGTATGATACTGTCGATACTGGTGTCGAATTTAATTCATCGAGCGCTGTATTATCCACAAATCCTGTTAAATCTGCTAAACTTGTACTAAACGGCAATGATCGTTTCAGCGAACGCCCAGGTTCTTATTTCAATTTAATACAACCTTACCAGCACCATGGCTGTATCCCTGCTAACCCCGGTATTAACGTATATTCTTTTGCATTAAAACCCGAAGAACATCAACCGAGCGGCACATTAAATATGTCTCGTATAGATACTGCTGTATTAAACTTGAGTTTAACTGGTTTACGTTCAAGTCTCAATGGTGCTGTTAACTTACATGTATATGCCGTTAATTACAACGTTTTAAGAATATTATCTGGTATGGGCGGTTTAGCCTATTCCAATTAATATGTTTAATATGTTAAAGTAAAAGTAATAAAGTTTTATTATGCATTGTTAAATTGCTATAATATCCCTTTTTTTTTTCTCCTCTAATAGTATAAAGAATATAGCGTAAATGGGTGGTGGTCTTCTTCAATTAGTAGCTTATGGTGCTCAGGATGTTTATTTAACTGGTAATCCTCAAATTACCTTTTTTAAAGTAGTTTATCGTCGTCATACTAACTTCGCTATTGAAGCTATTCAACAAACAGCAACTGGAAGTAATTCGCTCGGTTCGCGTGCTACGTTCCAAATAACCCGTAATGGCGATTTAATACATCGTGTTTACTTTTATGGAAAAATAAAAAACACACATGCTTCTAAAAATGCCGCTATGGTTCCCAATTTCGGTCAAAAACTATTAAAAACTATCGAGCTTGAAATCGGTGGTCAGCGTATAGATAAACATTATTCCGAATGGTTATATATATGGAACGAGCTTTCATTACCCTATGATAAACGCGAAGGCTACAATGTAATGGTTGGAGCTAACAAAGAGAATACTTGCACTAAATTATCTGCTGGCAAATCTTATGAATTATATGTTCCCCTCGAGTTCTGGTTTTGCCGTAATGTTGGTCTCGCTCTACCTTTAATCGCCTTACAATACCACGAAGTTAAAATAAATATAGAATATGAATCCGATACTAAATTATACGATACAGGCACCAATAACTTCTGTTATAAATCTGCTACTGCTAACAGCGATGCTTCTTTTGAATCCCCCACATTAGTACTTGAAGAACCCACTTTATGGGTTGATTACATCTTCTTAGATACCGATGAACGCCGAAGATTCGCTCAATTATCTCACGAATATTTAATAGAGCAATTACAATTCACCGGTACAGACAATATATCTGCTTCGGCAAATGAAGATGGCATGAAGAGCATGCGCGTGAACTTTAATCATCCTTGCAAAGAACTTGTATGGGCCATAAGAAGCACTGATGTTTCCACTGTATACTGGAATAACTTTTCCACGGCTAAAAAATACGGCTCTGGAACTGATAACGATTATTACAATTCCAAGAATCCTACCCAACAAGCTAAAATCATGCTCAACGGCAACGATCGTTTTGCTCAACGCAAAGGTGACTATTTCTCATTAGTTCAACCGTACCAACACCACGAAAATACCCCTGACGAATTCCACAAAGGTATTAACGTATACTCCTTTGCTCTAAAACCCGAAGAACACCAGCCCAGCGGAACTCTAAACATGTCTCGTATAGATACCGCTGTTCTCTCGCTATCTTCGAGTGTTTCGGGTAATATCCACATATTCGCTGTTAACTACAACGTTCTCAGAATATTATCCGGTATGGGCGGCCTTGCCTATTCCAATTAAATTTACTATGATATCTATGTTAACTACGATATCCACAGTTCAATATTCTTATTTTTTAATCTATAATTATTATCGAAAGACAATATGATATTATATAAAATCTTCGATACACTTATTGATATCTTTTGAATATAATTGTTTAACCCATGGTCTCTTCTGTTTTTTTCTTGAAAATAGTATGAGATAATATCCTCCAAGTATGGTAAGCAATCTTTATTCATCATATTCATATATTTAGCAATGTGTATCTTATAATTTACACCAGATCTCGTGTTATTATCGAGCTCACACCTAATTTTTTTAATTAAATAGTTTTCAAGCATATCACAATTATACTTATCTCTCTTTTCTTTTACAATATCTCTGAGATTTGTCTTACGGTTAACGAAATCATTAGAAAATTTATTGATCGCACTGAGCTTTTTGTAATCACTATAGCCATTCAAATGCATCGCGATGGTTGCAAAGTAATCTGTATTGGTAAAGTTCATGATTGTAAAAAATATCATAGTAAAAATATAGTCAATTTTTTATATCAAATAGAAAAATAATAGAATATTTAGATACCGACCGTGTTCTACATTCGAATTTAATTAATCATCGCAAATGGTTACCTCTTTCATGTAAGGTTCCAGGATTTCATTTACTACAAATTCAGGTTTAAAATCGTCGTAACTCATAAATATTTTTAGAAGCTGTTCGGAGAACCCAGATACAATCGCAGTCCCTTCTGTATCACAGTTAACAGGGAAGACCTCTTTACTATTTGAGTTGAGATTCCAGAATATAAACTTTGGGGCATCATAATTATTATCCTTGTATTTTTTAACAATTGTTTTATAAATAGTATCCAATGCACTGGACTTTTTATCTTCATAACTATTGGAATGCCGAGATTCCGAAGAAGCGTCGTTAAATTGCATATCAGTGAATACAAACAATTTTTTAGGCATATTCTCTTTTGGTACGTTAAATAATTTCGCATAATCGATAATTACCTCATTACATTTAACAAAGTCCGTGCTTAATCCATAAGCGATTTTCAAAAGATTCTTGATACACTCGCAAAGTGTAGGGATTGCATCAAAATTTTCATTCAACTTATCACATAGCGTAACAATTTTCGGTTCTTCGCTAAATGTAATTAGTTTATTCTTAAAATTTCCCGTACAGCATACGGATGTAATGATACCAAGAGCAATTGCCACCTGTGCCGGAATACTTCCATTTGACGCATTAAACATTGATCCAGAAACATCTACAATAGAAATAGCGTTATTGAAATTACCCGATTTTTTCACATTTTCAATAATAGTTCTCCATTGCATCTCTGTAGTAGGACATTCAACAATATCTTCGCTGCTCCTCATATCTTTAATATAATTTTCTACCAATTCATGAGGAAGAATTCCAGTTACATTAATCTTCTTCTTGTTATTCTTAACATCTTCAAGATACTGCTTGTATCTCTCCTCGTCATGTTTAATAAAGGTATTCTTCAAATTCTTAGAAGCAACTGCTGGTACTTTTTCGTAATTAACATCACCCCATGCTTTAGTACACAATTTTGATTCAACAATATCAATCTGTTTTCTCAAAGGCACCAAATATTCTGTTCTGTACTTCTCCATCCTATGTATATCATCTCTTCCAAAAAGAATTGTTGCGATTTTCTTGGCATATTGCCTTCTCTTATCGTACTTATCGTTTTCACTCGAAGCCCATTTAGCACATAGAGATACACTTTTATTGTTACTCAAATTTATTTTATCTTCTCTCAATTTATCTGCAAACAATCCAATCTCATATTTATGCTCTTGGCTCTTCAATTTATATGCGATATAATTGATATCTCTCCAGCATCCGTATTTATCAACATACTTTCTAATATTGCTTATGTAAGTATGGAATTTATTTTTTCTCAACCATAGCATTGCATCATTCGAAACGCGTTTCTCTTTTTTACCCTTATCCCTATCTCTCCCATTAAAGATAATTGCTACAGTTTTTACAGGATCCTGTTTCCAACACTTTTCGAGATAATCGTAACTTGTTTCAATATCTAAATCACGCATGAATAGCATGAAATAATCTACAATAACGTTGTTAGTTGTTTTAAGAGCAACACCTCCATTGTTTGTAGTAGAAAAGTCGTCGCGTATAATGGCCATTTTATATTATTATATTAATATCCATTTATATCAATTTTTATAAAAAAATGATCTTAATAAGCTAATAAGAAAGGTTACTACATGTTACTACAGAGTCTATCATGAACTTTACTTATACTGATTAATTCGCGCATATTGCTAAGTATTTGGGATCCTATTGTGAACTCAAAAAGCTGAGTGAAATAAATAAGTCTTCTAATATCTTTGTTAAAGAGGAAACAAATTTCAAAAATATAGCGAGGGAAAAGAGAAATAAGTATAATTGTGATATGTTATATGAATAAATAGTAGTTATTATGTTTTTCTTTCATTGTATCAATATTATTAAAATAGTATTTTTTTGAATTTTCTTTTATTTTTTCCCTTCTCTTTTCAATATTTATTGTTGCAAAATATGTATGTAAACAAAATTCATCATTAATAAATTGTTCTCAATATCGCGTAATTCTAAAAAATTAGATACATTTACATCTTGAATAAGTAAAATTTGCACATCCCAATCTATACTATTGAAAAAATTGTTTTTTTACATTTGGATTAACTTTTGAATCAGACCTATATCTTCGTAATCTTGTTTTCAAATCAGAAACAGTTGAACCTATATATAATAGTATTTAGGTTCTCTATTGTTTAAAATTTTGTAAATTTTTGAATTATTATATTTATTCATTTGATATTATATATTAACAATTCTTTACACCATTTTTGTATAGACAAGACAAGTATTAACTCTTTACAATTAAGACACTATTGCTATAATGAAGTAGGTAAAAGATGCGTAGTTAAAACTAATTCACAAGAAGTTTTCAAAAAATATACAGGTGTTTTTGATATTTCAATAAAAGGCCTAATCGGTTATGAATTATATAATAAAGGTGGTATAGATAGTGATAGGTTATTAGTATTTTTAGAAAGGTTTATTACTAATAAATATAAAAACAAGGTTATTATTTTAGATAATGCGAGTTCCCATAGAAACATAAGAGTTAAGGAATTAATAAATAAGAATAATAAGTTGATTTATTCAGTTCCATATCAACATTATACAAATGTTTTTTAGTCTTCTAAAATCTAAATTACAAAAGAAACAAGGATTATATTACGAAGACTTAAATAATAATATTAAGGAGGTAATAAAAACAATACCATAATGCTATTATAAGAAAATATTAAATGGAACATATAATAGACAAACCAAATATATTAAGAAAAATAAGATAAGAAAATACAAGAATTATAAAGACTAAAACCAGCATTTTAAATGTCCAAAGGTGTAATAAAAAAAAACAAAAATAATAGGTATAATAATGATATTCATAAGACATCAATACAAATATCAAAACATTTATATAATATAATAATTATAAGTTGAAAAATGAAAAATACTCTATTATGGATATCGACAAATTAGATTAGAATTCTCGCAATTCCTTAATAATCATTGAGCGGCTATCTGAGCTTGTTTGCTTGCAGAAGGAGGAAAATGGTGCGAGATTAGCTTTTGAAGAATGAAATAGTTGATATCTTCGTTGTCTCCGACATTGAGGATTTTCTTAAGTTTTTCATCAGGAAGGATGAAGCGCTTGTTTTCTGGCTTATTAAGATTGTTTTCCTTAACATAAGTATTAATAAATCGAGTAATATCAGTGCGGGATTTCTCAGTTCCGTGGGGAAGTCCGATAAAATCACAGAGCTCGTCAGAAATCTTGTTAGGCTTAGCGAAGCCAGACGGAGAGTTCTTAGCATTCTGACGTTTCTTTTGCGCTTTTTCAATAATTTTTTGCTGCTTATCATATTCCTTGCTCAATACTTTTAGTAGAGCTTGAACTTCCTTGAAGCTTGTAAAAAGAGTATTGACCTTCTCGATGATAGTACTTACGAGATTGTCTTTAACCGGAGTTCCGTCGGCATTTACTGGAACAGTCTCTGAATCTACAGCATCCGGCGTTGAAGCGAGAACTGCGGCCGCGGTAGTTACAGCAGTTTTAGGAGCCTTTACTTCTTTGGCTGCGAGGGTCTTATCATCAGCAACTTTGCCCGTTGCTACAACGCCTTTTTTAGGAAGTTGTTTTAGATCAACTGGGGGTACTACAGATGGTGTAGTTGAAGTAGGTTGAGTAGGTTTTTTCGGTAGCGCCATTATTAATTCAGTTTATGAATACATATATTATTATATGTTTATATCATTTTATAACATCAGAATTATATTTTATTTATAATAGTTAAATAATGAAAATAAAACGCATAGGTACGTATATTACGGGTTTCAAATATTATAAAAACGATATAGAAATATCTGATGGCGTTTTATTGGAAAAAATTAAGAAAATGAAAATACCTCCAGCCTACGACAATGTTACAATAATAAACAATAAGAAAATATTAGCATATGGGTATGATAGTAAGAATAGAAAACAGGTTATATATAATCCAAAATATATTAAAGAACAGAATGATAAAAAATACGATAAGATTGAAGATTTCAGTAAGTATTTTTTAAAAATAAAGAAATGTATTGCGAAAGACATAAGGTCTTCTGACGAAAAAACGAAGATTATAGCTATGATAATAACCCTTATATTATCTTGCGGATTTAGAATAGGAAATAAGAAATATGAGAAGGAGAATAATTCACATGGTATCACTACTTTAAAGTTCTCTCATATAAGTATTTGCGATAACGGAAGTAACGGAGGTAGCCAATGCGGTATAGCATTTGATTTTATAGGTAAAAAAGGTGTTAGAAATAAATCAGTATGTAACAATAAACATATATATCAATATTTATCAAAAAAATACGAAGATATTAAAAGCAAATCTGATATAGTAGATGCATATATATTTGCATGTAACGATGTCTGTATTAATTCGGTTGATGTGAATAATTATTTGGCGAATAAACTCGGAGTTAATATTACAACCAAAGATTTGAGAACATGGAATGCTAATAATTTATTTACTAAATTCTTTAATAAATCGGTAGATAGCAGAGATTGCAAGAATCCTATTAAAATGGCTATAGAGCTAACTGCGATACAATTACATAATACTCCCGCTGTATGCAAGAATAGCTATATTGATCCTAAAATAATTGAATTGGCACAGAATAAAATTTTACATAAAAATTGACTTTTATATTATTATATAATAATAAGATATATAATTAATTAATAGTTATGGATATTGATATTGTTAATGCGAACATTGAAGAAATGTTGGTTTATCGAGGTGATGATGTGACTATCTTTAAAGAACACTTGTTATCTATGAATAAGGAAGATTTCGAAACTGATAGAAACGTAATAGATATTCAAACGTCTAATACATCAGTTATCTATGCGCTTACTAAAAAGTTGAGAAAAATGATAATTGATGACCTTAAAGAAAAAATAAAGGACACCAACAATATCCAAGAATTTACAGGAAAATATGGTTCAAAGAAAAATGTTATAATCGTATTCAACAACGAATCTATATCAACGGCTGTAAAATCTCTTCTAAATAAATACGATAAAATTTTTCAGAAAAGTGGAGGACAATTGCAATATTTCACGCTACAACAGCTCATGTTTAATCCTACAAAACATGTGTATGTCCCTACACACACCAAACTTACCGATGAAGAAGTTAAGGAATTTATGAAAGAGTATATGGCGAGAACAAAGATGCATATGCATGTTATTTTGCAAAGTGATCCAATTGCTAAATGGATCGGATTGAAACATGGCGATATCGTGAAAATAAATAGATATAATGAAAATAGCGGGGAATCATTTTCTTATAGGTCTTGTATCTAAAAATATAATATATTATAAAATAATAGAGTATTTAAATAATTAATGTCCTCCGTAATAACTACTGGGGAAGATCAAGATTATAAGACACTACATATAAAACTCAAAAATTTATCTTCGATTATTAAGAAAACAGCAATTTCGTCTTTATATAATAAAGTGGTCGATAATTCAGATTCAGACAAGGTTAATATTAAAAAATTCTTCGAAACAGGATTTAATACTATATTTCCTTCTTTTGAAGAGAGTACTCCAGAGACAAGTTATGATATCGGAAAACAATATGTAATCTCGGGCTCTACACAGACAGCAAGTGATCAAGACTTAGAATATCATAATGTTAAAAATAAAATTTGTAAACACACCTTAACAAATTGTATAAATTTAAAAATAGACCAAACAACTGCCGATGCAGCTGGCGCAGCTGGCGCGACAGGTGTTAATAATTCAAATACCATACTGACTGCGCTGTCTTCAGGTAGCAGTAAACAACACCTTCTTTTTTACAATAATTTAACAGGTTCCTCGGCAGGAAAAAATAATACGCAAAACTTCGACGAAAAGATTTGTAAAAATATATATTATACCATTTTTTTACTTGATGTATATATTAAAATAGTAGAGGCATTAATAAGTAGCAACATAGATGGTATGGGTAATGAAGATATTTGGAATAATAAGGTAATAGAAATTACAGGCGATACATCGGGTAACGTAAAATACAGTGATGCGATTCACGAAGATTATAAAATGCTTTTAGAACATCGAGATTTAGTAAAAACTTCAGGTGACGCAGCAACTTTCCGAAATTATAATGATATACATATTTTGTACAATAAATTAAACGATGGAGATGCAGAAAATAAACCTGTTGGAAAATGGGTTACTAACAACGATAAAACTAAAGAACCATCGAAAGGCATATACTTATATTTGGGAGATGAATTTAAAGATATTTCTACATATCAATATTTTAGGAGTAAATATACTCCTGCAGCCGAACCAGTAACGTCAAGTATTAAGCCTCGAGAAGTAACTAATCGCAATTATACTTTTATAAGAAATTCAAACAATTTAGCTAATTTTAGCATAAGCCAAGGTAATAAATACATATACAAGGAGTTTTCTTTTTCCAATGAAGCTTCTGGCGAATTTACGGATACTAAAAAACCTTACCAAGTATACATAAGAATGTTCCTTATAATGATCAGAAATATTAAATTTCATAATTTAAAACAGACATTACATTACTTATTAATTTACTTAAAATGTTTAAAATCTACTCTATTAACTTCTATACGTTCAATTAACATTTATTTTAATTTAGTATGGTCTCTTACAAATTGTTTAGCATTGAATTACCCATCTTATAAAGATAATTCTTCTTATAATTTTATTAAATATATTTCTTCGAATACCGAAACTTTAACTCCTCAAACCCCGTATAATTCTCTGCCCTCTAATTATTTTAAAAATTCCTATGTATATGGAATAAAAGATAAGAGTACTACATCGACTTCCGAATCATTTAAGACAATTCTAAATAATATCGATAATAATATATATAATCACATATATAATTTAAATGTTTCAATACCTCTTACAGTAACAAACTTGGATAAATATGGATATAATAATGATGGCCTATTATATACTAAATTTAGATATGAAAGTGCTTCGAAAAAAATATCTTATCATTCAACGGCCGACTTAGAAAGTCTCCCTATAACTGATACATTTATAGAATTAAAAAATAACAGATCTTTTCCCGATAAATATATATTAATAATTCCGAATAAGAATATTCGCGCATTAATTAGTGCTATAGAAGTTAATAATACAAATGATAGATTTATAGATATAACTATAAGTAGCACAACAGATTTAGAAGGAGGTAATCCTGATATAGGCGCCGCAGGAGCTTTAGCTTCCTTAACTAATGGCGATAATAATACCTCTGTATATGTGATACCCAAAACCACATTTGATATTGAAAAAAATATATTTAATCTCAAAAATAATATAAATAGAATAGATGAGAATATAAATAGCAATAAAACCAAGATTTTAAACAACTCTTCGCTATATGAATCTCATAAAGCTAAGAATAAATTGCTATACGATCAATTAATCGCTTATCTTGTTATAATTTCATTTGTAACATTTATATTATTAATTGTAAACGTCGCAAATGTTAATATGGCCGAATTAAAGCTTATATCTTTGATGTGTTTCGGTGTTATAGTATTATTGGTATCAGTCTATTATATTATTAATACAATATATATAGACGAGAATTACGTAGAAACTTTTGCTGTAGTAAAAAATCAAGATATATTTAGCGATATCTGTAGTGATTGTAAAAATCCCAACGTCGGTGCCGCAGATAATGCGCAAGAAAATAATGATAAATATAAAACCCAAAAGAAGATTAAGGTAGACAATATATTAAAAAGTAATGCTGTATTGCTAAGCTCTTATATTGATTTAGGTTTGTTATATACAGATTCCCAAACACTATATAATAAAGAGGTTGAAATAGAATCTTTAGAAAAGAATAGACACGACGCTAAAAATTATGCTAACTATGTTCTTGAACACAAAAAGGATGATGCACATTTAAATATAGATGTTGTAAAATACGAAAATGCTAATTATACGGTATACTTGCGGTCTATAATATTACTCGCTTTAATAATAATAGGATCATATACAATCAATCTATATACTAATAACAATTTTGTTGGTATCATAGCATTAATTGCCATAATTCTTTTAATAGTATTGTTTACATATTATATAATAAATATCAATAGAACTGTCCGAACTATTTCTTCTAATTACTATTGGGGAAGAGAATTCCCGAAATCCTATGAACGATTTTCTAACACCTTAAAAAATAAAAAATAGATTCGTTACTTCATTACTTCGTTATTTCATTACTTCGTTATTTCATTACTTCGTTACTTCGTTATTATTTTTTCATATATTTCATAAAAATACTTATGAATAAATCTATATATTATTTTAATGGCAAAAATTGAAGAGAGCGAGGAGTCTACCGAAGAGTATGACGATAATGGCGATACTGAGTATATCGTAGAATCCGAAGAAGATACAGAGGATATAGAAGATGCTTCTGACGATGCTTCTGAAGAAGATACAGAAGATATAGATGATATAGCTAAGAAGCTTGTATATGATAACAATATCTATGATGAGTATGGAAGAAAAGTTCGCGAAAGCAAAGCGAGTAAAGCGAGCAAAGTAAACGAAGTAAACGAAGTAAACGAAGTAAACGACGTAGGTACAGTAAATAATATCATAAATAATTATAATAATTTTAATAAATTACAAGATGAATATGATGAAAAAAATGATAATATGGTATATCTTATTTTGAATCCTAAAAAAAATATTAGAAACATCCCTTCTGTAAATCTTAAAAAACATCCTATAAATAAAAAAGTCTATAAATTCTATAACAGATACAATAGCAACGAGAAGAAGTATTTTGATATTTTGCCTGAATCTGATAAAATGAATTTAGTAAATATCGAAGAGCAGATAGATAGTAGTTCTATTTTTACTGACGTACCTATTCGTTTCAAGATACTTAATTCAAGCATTAATACACATACAAAAAAAAATATTGTGAGCAAAATTGAAAATTTCAATAAAATGAACAGCTATTCTTCAGAATATAACAAAATGAGCGCATGGTTATTATCGTTAAATAATATACCATTTAATAAATTCTATGAGATACCTATTAGCATTACAGACGGTCACGAAAAGATATCTGGTTTTCTAAATAATATCAGAACACTAATGGACGATACAATTTTCGGACACAAAGATGCTAAAGAACAAATAATACGAATTTTAGCCCAACTAATATCTTTTCCCAAAGCATCAGGGTATATTATAGGAATTCAAGGAAGTGCCGGAGTCGGAAAAACTAAACTTATTAAAGAGGGTATTTGTAATGCTCTAAATTACCCAAATGCATTTATATCTCTTAGTGGCACAGACGATTCTTCCTTTCTCAAGGGGCATTCTTATACATACGAAGGGTCTTCCTATGGAAAAATATGCGAGACATTGATGAAGACAGGAATTATGAATCCTCTTATATTATTCGACGAATTAGATAAGGTTTCTAATACATACAAAGGTCAAGAAATTATCAATACATTAATTCATATTACAGATCCAGTCCAGAATGATAAATTTAATGATAGGTATTTTGAAGAAATAGATTTTGATATATCGCGGTCGATGATTATATTCACATACAACGACGATTCATTGATCAATCCAATCTTAAGAGACCGAATGATAGTTATAAATGTTAATGGTTACAATATCGAAGAAAAGATAATATTGGCAAGAGATTACATTATACCCGAAATATTAAAGCAGTACAATTTTAATAAAGGGGACATTCTGTTTACAGAGGATTTAATAAAGCATATAATTAATGATATCGAAACAGAGGATGGAGTCCGCAATTTAAAGCGAGCAATTAATGATATAGTTTCGTGGATTAATATGATGTTATATGTTCCTAGAGATTCTATTAAAATATCATTGCCATTTAGTGCATCTAAAACATTCTATGATACATATTGTAAAAAAAAGAATATTATATCTTGTAATAAATTTAATAGTTTATATTTATAATTTTTTATATATTTAATAATAGAGCATTGATATATGAGCTATATAGACCTTGATACTTTTGTATTTTTTGGATGTTGGAATAATATTGATTGCGAATATAAATATTTATATCGCGATATAGTATTACAAAGTATTAAATTACTTGAAACAGAGACTAATAATGTATTTATTGCGGGAGATAACTGGTATAATTTGTTAGTTAAAAATAGCGCGGATTTAGAGAATATAATTACAAAGGAAATAAAGAGCGGTAAGCCCGTTGAAATAACACATTATTTAACTCCGATATTAATTTCGGGTTACTATACATTATATAATATGAATAAGAATATTTACATATGCGTAGGTAATCACGATGAAGCCGAAGATGAACAGGAAGATATTGACCCAGTAATACAGAAAGGCCTCAAAAAGAACTGTATGATTGAAACGCAGAAATATTATTTAAAAAATATTAACAATTCTATTAAGGCGAATCCTATAGATAACAAAAATTATATAGATTATTCAGAGGAAGATGTTTTAACATATCCTGCAATTCAATTTATACATAACGATAAACCACCGAGCTTAGAGCAATTGAATCAATTAGCTCAATTGGAAGAAGAGTATACGCTAGAATTAGAAAAAAAACATGAAAATATGAATGAAATTAAATTATACTCAGGAGATCATATTGAGATTGTCGATAATAATGAAGCTGCTTATATTGTTGTGATAATAAATACAAATATATTGAGTTTAGAATATATATATAGAGTAGCCATGAGAATTGAGAGAAAACTCAGCGAATACGATAACGATACTATGGGTACTATGGATACTATGGGTACTAAAGCATCTAAAGGAAAACCTGCGAAAAAACAGCTATTTGTTATGGGTCACATACCATTATTTAGCGATAAAAAAAACCAGCTTAATAAAAATAAAGAGATGAGTGAAGATATATTAGAAGCACTCTATGATATGTTAGTAAAATACAATTCTATTTATTTGTGCGCAGATACACATAATTTTAATATTATGAAGATAACTAATCAGCAAAATTCAAAAAGTCTTATACAGATAACTTGCGGGACAGGAGGAGCAAAACCAGATCTAATAGAAGAAAAAATTGGGTTAGACTACTTATCTAATCCGACACCAATTAAAAATTATTATATATATTATAACTCAATAAATTCATATGGGTACTGTAGCATATCAATTAAACAAAAAGAGATAGTTGTTGTATATAATAAAATAATAGATGCCTTAAAACAAAAAGAAGAGACGCAAGAAATGCATTATTCCAAATACATATATATTATTGAAAACAACGAATTATCTCATTTTACAGTTAGAGAGAATAGAGAACTGTTTAAAAATATTGAAGAAAATATTGAAAAAATAGCAAATGTTTCAAAATTACACCGCGATATATATTGTGCCGAAGATTATATGAATATGAATCATGTTATTAAGAGCGAGAAAAACGCCACAGACAAACAGGTAATCTGTTTCAACAAAGCATATAAGAAGGAAAAGAAAAATAAAAAGAAATAGACCATATAATCTAAAGATATATGAAAAATTATAATATAATATTAATATAAATATGCTGTACCAATATCTTCAACTATTTCTATTATTTGTAATTTTTATAATATTTATATCGTTAATTATTTATTATATTATATATTATTCGTTTGATATTACTAATACTTACAGTAACATTTATTACATGTCTGCAAACGAGACTTCCGCGTTTTTAAAAAAAGACAATGACTACTATATATCGGGTTTATCGACTTATGATTTATATGCAAGAGATACGTCTTCGACTATAAAATATTTAGCAGATATACAGACACTTGCTACTTCTTTTACTGATAAAGATATTGAGCTTTTAAATAATTGTACAAGTATAGCAGATTATTTACTACGTAATATAAAGATAAATAATATAAAAGATATTGCATACGCAAAATTTATAAATTTCAAAGAAATTGCAAATATCAAATGGGTTTTTTCTAAAACCGAAAGCAACGGAAAACTAAGTTACGAAAGCGGATTACCGCATACACGGAAAAACATAATATTTTTATCAGACAAGGTATTGATAAACGACGAGGACGAATTGATTAAAGTATTAATACACGAAAAGATACATATATACCAGCGCAACAATAGTGATTTATTCAAATCTATAATAATCAATATGGGATATGTTGAGGTTACCGAAGATATGATTGCTAATAATTCGGAATTAATAAGACAGATTAAATATAAACGATCAAACCCAGATATAAACAAGAAACTTTATAAAAACACTGCTACTAATAAAATACTAATATGCTTTTATAAAAGTGATAAGCCGTCTAGTATAAGTGATGTTTCAGGAAATTATTATGAAGAACATCCTTATGAAAAAATAGCATACGAACTATCTGAATATATTTATAATATAAATAAAATTGAAAAATATAAGAACATATAAGAAGATAAAATAATATTTACAGTAAGTATATAAATGGACGAAGTTGTTAAACAAGCTCCCGATGGAATGAATTATGAAGATATTGAATTAATATTTAATAATAACAATAAGGATGTATTGAAGACACTTATTGAACTATGGAAAATTCAAGAAAAAATTATTAAAAATATATCAGAATCTCAATGTAGGTGGGAAGGTATAAGAGATATATGCGATTCGCACGATAACGAGATGCAAAAAAAAATAAACGAATGTAAAAAGAACCTTATCGATTAATCTATTAAAGAGACTATTGTCGATTATCGCAATAGATTGTTGATATGGCTTATTTCTGTTTTATAATCTTCAGACGGAGTTTCTAAGATTATAAGAGGTATCTTTTTTTTCGTTAGATTGTGTATAAAATTATTCATATCATCGATAGGTATTTGTCCGTCTAACATTATTGAATGGCGATCTTTTAAGTCGCCCTTTTTAACTAAGCTATTATTGAGATGAATAGCAATAACATCGCTACTATTTTTTTTAAATAGAATATTATATGCTTCTATCAATTCATAACCCAATGCCCATGTATGTGCGGTATCAAAGCATATTCCTAAATATTTTTGCTGTTCCTTTGAAAAGCCATTATAAAAGTCTATGAAATCATTTAAATCTGTTAGTAATTCAGTACCTTGCCCAGCGGGAGTTTCAATAATTAATTTGGTTTTCATTTTTTTATTTCCCATCTCCTTGACTATATAATCGATAGCTATTTTCATATTTTCTAATCCTTTTTCTGGAGTTGAACCAACATATTTTCCCACATGCAATACAACACCTACGGCACTCATCATATCTGCAATTATTAACTGATTTAATAGCAGTTTAATCCAATAACAATCTTCGAGTAACATGGTTCTCTTGCATTCCATAGCATCCTTTGCTATATTTATAGTATAAGGAGCATGTATTATTAGCTTGAACTTTTCTTCCTTTAAATATTTTTGTATAGATGGAGCTATCTTGATATAACTTTCCATATTTGTAATTGTATTGCTTCGCGGATTAGATACGAATATTTGTAAAGCATTTCCCCCGTTATTTTTGATATTATTCATAGTCTCAATAATACCACGATCATCGCGGTTTATATGCGCACCTACATATATCTGTTTAATCATCTTAATATTTTATCAACTTATATTATAATATCAATTTTTAGTTTGATATCATAAAACTATTAACAACAATACAATGTTTTGAGAGAAGAGCAGATTGAACAATAATTAATGTTACAGATAAGATGAGAGAATCTTATGAAAAAAGTAACGTAAAATATTTTACAAACAAGGAGTGTGAAAAATTTATTAAGATTAAACTAAAGCATATGATAATAATTAAAAAACTAATTATTTTATAGAACTTATTTTATCATTCTTTTTACTTCTACTGATTATTAAGAATAATAGATTTGTTATAATTTTATATTTTTACACCTTTGGACATTTAAAATGCCGAATTTAGTCTTTATAATTCTTGTATTTTCTTACCTTATTTTTATTAATATATTTGGGTTGTCTATTATATGTTCCTTTTAATATTTTCTTATAGTAGCCTTCTGGTATCGTTTTTATTACCTCTTTGATATTATTATTTAAGTCTTCGTATAATAATCCTTTTTTCTTTTGTAATTTAGATTTTAGAAGACTAAAAAACATTTCTATAATGTTGATATGATACTGAATAAATCAAATTATTATTCTTATGTTTATTAATTCCTTAACTCTTATGTTTCTATGGGAACTTGCATTATCTAAAATGATAACCTTGTTTTTATATTTATTAGTAATAAACCTTTCTAAAAATACTAATAACCTATCACCATCTATACCACCTTTATTATATAATTCATAACCTTCAACCCCATTTATTGAAATAGCAAAAACACCTGTATATTTTTTGAAAACTTCTTGAAATAAAAAATTATGATATCGCTATATTCTTACTTCATCGCTTATAGTCTTACTACATTTCGTCAGAATAGTAGTCGCTATCCTCTTCGGTAATTGCATCATAGTCGTAATATTCGTCACTATCATAATTATACGACATAGTTTCGTCGTCATCAATATCTTCATTAAAATAAATAACATTGCTAATATCGTCATTTAATTCTTTCTTTCTTTGAATATTATTATAATTATTATAATATTCATATTTTTTATTAATATTAGTATAATGACTGTTGATATCGCAATTTTCATTTTCAATTTTTTCACTAAGTTCATAGCTAAGATAATCTCTTCGGGCTTTTGTAAAGAAGCTTTTAGGAGGATCTAATGATTTATTGAATGGATCTGTTACACAATTATAATATTCGTTCTCTAAACTTTTTCTATCATAATCTTTATTATCTCCATAAAAATCTATATAGTTACTAATAACAGACTGCATTCTCTTCCTTTTAATATCATCAAGGTCACATTTGCATACCATAAGATACTTTGTATATCCATCGTACAATTCTTTAATATTATAGATTAAAGAGCTCGTATCCTTTACTGTATTATCAGCGTTTAAAATATTAGCAAAATCAACGAAAGAATAATACTTCATATTAATAATAATACTTCATATTAATATTATGTTATATCAATTTTTATTTTTTAGCAGCATGCTTAGTCGCTAAATAATTTTGCAAATATTCTATTGATTTGCTCGTTAATTTTGTCGGTATCCACGTTTTGCGAATGTTTATATTCGACATACAAGGTTTTTATAGTTTCTTCTCTATTGCTATCGAGATCATATCTAATAATAATCGATAGTCGATTAGATATCTTATACTCTTTAATAGTATATTCGCAAATATTATCAATATCGTTTGTGCAAGGGAATGTATAGTTGGGTTGCTTATCTTGTTTTGAAGAGATAACCAGAATATTATCTATAATATCCAACTCTTTTTTAATCTTGGTATACACATATTGATTATCATTTGATAATTCATAAGTATATACTCTTTCTTTATTAAAATATGATTTGTATTTTTCAGTACGACTTTTCTTATAGATATTATCGACCATTTTATCTATCTTGTCGCTTATCATAACATTAATAGTATTTTCAGTCTTACTATTTATTATGTACAGTTCTATCGTATTAATATTTACATCATTTGATATATATTTTCCGATATCTATACGCGTATACATTATTATATAAATATATATATCTATAATGTATATATCATTTTTTTAGGATTTATATATAAAAAATTGATAGAACTATATAAATATATTTTAAGGTAATTATGAGTATAGAATATAAACTATATGATTTAAATGAAGAAATCGAAAAATACTCAAATAAAGATACGAACATTCCTGATGAACAAAAGAATTTATATAATAAACATAAGGTTCGCGAAGATTTTTGTAATCTATTGCAAAATACTTTGCATATTTCTACATTAGAAGCTACTGACTTGGAGATAGGAGTTTTCAATTGCACTATAGACTATTCTATTTCTAACAAGATCCAGTTATCATGGAAATGTCTCTTGTTCATAGATACGTATATTAATATTGCTCGGAGCATCTACTCCAATCTCAAATCAGATAGCTATGTAGGAAATACAGAGCTGTTGAAAAGAATGGTCGAATACAAGGAATTTAACCCACATATGCTTCCGTATATGCAGAGTCACAATATATTCCCTGAAAGATGGAAAAGTATTATTGATAAAAATAATTTGCGTATTAAAGAGGCCTATGAATTTAATATTGTAGCTATGTCTGATATGATTACTTGTATGAGATGTAAAAGTAAAAAGGTAAGTTATTATGAATTACAAACGAGGTCAGGAGATGAAGCATCCACTTTATTCATGGAATGTCTAATCTGTGGCAAGAAATGGAAACAATAGGCCATCGGTATTAGACTCTTTATGCGTTTATATCTATTATGTAGTCAAAACATTCTGTTAATATATAATAAGCTATTCCTATATATATTTTATTTTCGTCGTTATCTACCAATTCAATGATATTATTGTAATATCTTTTATTTAATATGTAATGCTGTATGGCGTTCTGAATTCCGTAATTATATATAATATCTTCAATATTATTTTTTTCATATATTGGAAGAAGAATATGGTCTAATATATATTTGTTAGTATTATTAATTAAATATATTCTATCTTCGTGTTTAATATCTTTGATTTTGCTATAGATACATTCTGCGATTAAATTATTAGAGTCTTTTAATATTATTTTATACTTATATTGCATTATATTAATAATATGTTTACTCTTTTTTTTATATATAAAAATAAAAATTGATTCGGTTCTTATGATTATATACTATCCAATATCTTAAAATGTCTACTAATTCTACTACCGATAATACCCCTGTCTTCAAAAATGTAGTAGATTCAATTCCCATCATGTATTCGACTAATTACACTAATGTAAGCTGTACTGTTAGCGTTGGTAAAGGAAAGGACGTGGCTATCTATGAAAACAAGCAAGACCGTACAAACTTTAAGGAAAAATACCCAATCGAAGTATTCCAATTAGGAGATAAGGAAGGATATGTTGTTATTGCAGAGGAAGGCCCTATTGTATTTCGAATTGAAAATCCGGATATTTATAAAAAGGGAGCTGTGGATGAAGAATTCAGTTTGGGATTTGCAATTGATACAGTAGAACCCGTATATAGCTCGGAATCACAGTACAATCCCAACAATTATAAGAGGGATGGTGTAGTCTGCGCAATCCCTATTTCAAAAACAAATGAATATTGCAAGTATGACTATGATCAGAACTTGAAAGCAAGTTATCAACTAACTACGTCAAAGGTAATTGACCCTTCTTATGAATTGACTGAAGAAGATATTAAGCTTGGTATGGAAAGAACATCAAGTGCTACTGGTGTATTCTATCTAACCTTTATGGTTCTAAGTAGAACAAAACTTCCCGTAGCTACTTATAGATCTTACGATAGTTACGATGAAGATTTAACTCGTAGTACTACACGAAGCTCTACACGTGGAACTACGCGTGGAACTACTCGAGGTATGCAAGCAGAACCTTCTAATAATATGCAACGTGTCGAAAGTACAGCAGCGAGAGTAGGATATGGTAATGCTGCTTATTCAGCTTCTGTAAATACCGACTTTAAATATGCAGAAAATACTGTTAGATATGTTCTTCCTATCCGTGTAAGAATTAGGAAGGATTCTGAATTGAGCAATATCAATTGCTCAAAAACTCTCGATGGAGCATTGCATAATAATAAACTCATGCAAACAGCCGCTATTCCTTATTACGATTAACATAGGTGATAGCTGTGTGATGTAAGAATGTATATTATATATATATTATTTTTTACTTATTTTTTCATCTATGGTGTCCATTGATATCAATATAATGGATATACAGCCGAGCATTATACCAATGATGCTTTGGTATGATAGTTTAATATTTTTTTCATAATAGATAACAAATAATAATATAAATATTATTTCGAGAGCTACAAATACCCTAAAGTATGCTGGATTTGGACATGTTTTTATGATATAATATCCGAGTAGTATTACAAAAAATAGTACTATAGAATAGATGTAATACTTTGGTTTACTAATTTCTCCAGAAATATAATTTATTTTGTTAAATGATAGTATATATAATATACTCAATATTCCCACAATTATGTTTGTTATGATAGGAAATACATTACTTGGAGTATCATCATAACGCAAAAATAAAATTAATCCTGCAACTATTATGCTATGTATTACTGATAAATATATCCATTCCATTATCTGTATATTTGTATATCTATATATAGTACGCATTTATAATTCTAATTCTAATTCAACCATTTTTCCAAAAGTCTTCTGTAGTAATAAATAGCATTCCCATTCTATTTGCGGTAGTTTCATCTGTCTTTCTATCTCCTACGAAGATGCATTTCGAGGGATTTAATTTTAGAGTTTCTACAAAGTTGATCACTTGGCCTACCTGAGGTTTTCTACAATAGCAACTTAATGGAAAAGCGCTATGGGGACAATAAGAAATAGCAAACTCTTTTTCATTTAACCCCAGCATTTCGCGAGTCTTATTCATACATTCTATGACCTGATTTTCGCTAACAACTCCCTTTGAAATACCAGACTGATTACTTATTCCAAGTAGTTTATATTTATTTTTTTGAAGAGCTTTCAATTTTTTCCTCTGTTCTTCCAGAGGTATAAATTTTATTGGTTCTACTTCTTCTGGAATTATAGGATATTTATGCTTAAGATGTTCCGTATCTCGCAAAGTTCCGTCTATATCGAAAAATACCGCCTTATTTCTATATCTTCTACCATCCCATTTAACAGATGGGGCCTGTATAGTTATTACTTTTTCAAATCCCTCATCTAATTTCGGAATCTCTATTTTTTTTCGCATAGAGAACAAGGTAGCTGGCGGAAATACATTAGGGTCTTTATGAGCCTCTGTATTTTTCTCGGCTTTTCCAGTCATATATAACTGCTTATATCTATCAAACATCCTATGTAATGTTTTTACCTGACTATCTTCAATTGTATTTGCAATATAATGAGCTTCTATGGGAACATTTACACTATGAGCCAATTTAATAAAAGGTTTTCTTGTATCTGCTGTAATATTTGTATTATCAATAATTATACAATAATTATTTTTAGATTCTAAAAGTTCATTCAATTTCGGTAAAATATCCGCAATTGCACCACCTAACGTATCGCGCGATAATATAATGCCGTTTTTAGAATATTTCTTTAACAATTTTTTAGAATATGTAGATTTACCAGATGCAGGGAATCCTACAATAACTATGATCCTCTTTCCTTTCGCACAGTTTTTATTCTGGACTTTACAATCCATAATAATAATTAGAATTTATCTTACTATAAATAATCATTTTTTATATTCTATATTCTTTAATAGTACAACATTATACTATGTAAAAGAGACAAAAAAGACAAAGTAATCCATTCTATTGTAGATATATTATATAAAATGAATATATAGATAAAATATTGCAAAATTTAATAAATAGAAGATTTCATATGCAAATATGGTATCGTTACATTCTTTTACCAGAAGAGCAAATAATATTATCTGAATGAATAAGAGAAATAATAAAATATAGCAGGTTTTATTGCAGCATATTACGAACATAAAAAGTAGTATAGATAGAAATGCTATGCAAGAAAATATATAGTGAAGTGTATGCCCTTCATTGAAATATATTAGACCATATATGGAGAGTAATAATATACTTATTGTTATTAGAGAATATATATTGTCTCTTTTGCGTTCATATAATATTATTGCTATACCCATCAATAACATAAAAAACAATATTATATATTTTGCTTTTTCGTTTGATATTATACTCGAGATACTGTTGTTATTATTGTAATAAGCAGATATGTAAATAATAGGAAATAGATATATAATAAGTGCAGTAAGCAACAATATATTTTTATTGACCATTTATACTATAATAATAATTATAATAATTGTTGATTTAAGATTATTATATTTATTATTAAATATAAGGCGAATATAATGACTACAATTTATAATCCTATATTTATAAAAAACTACAATATTTATGATATATTCTATAATGATAGAGGAAATATAATTATAATTAAGCCAGGGCATTGCAAAATAAATAATATTAGAATGTATATTAATGATATACTTTTAAATTTTCAAGTAGAAATTTGTTCCCATGGTCATGCACATATTTATTATTTATATAATGAAACCTTTGTATATGATGAAAATAAAACATATGATATAATAATAGACGATGAGAATGTAACAACGAAAATTAATAATTATCCTAAATTTGAAAATGAAATAATAATGTCTACTATTGTTAAAAATGAAGATAAATATATATTGCAATGGATACAATATCATAATAAGCTTGGTATAACAAGATTTATTATTTATGATAATTCTACAGATAATACTTTACATACATTATTAAGTAAAAATATTACTAATAATATATTTATCGTAATTAACTGGCAATATGAACATATATTTCAACAAACGCAACAAAACCATTCTATACATGCTTTCAATAAATCTAAATATATTGGATTATTTGATATAGATGAATATATTAATTTGCAAGAACCATATATTCAAATAGATAATTTTTTATCAGATATTATAAAGATTGATGATGTAAATATAGATGCTATTGGAGGATTTCAACTATTAAATAAACTATTTTTTAATCCAAATAATTTACCAGATGATAATTATAATTTTTTACAAATATATAATTGCGATACTATTTCATTATCTGGGCGCGCTAAGTGTTTTGTAATACCTAAAAATGTAAAAACATTTTCTGTTCATGTTATAACTAATGGATTACCTATAAAATATATAGGTGAAAATTATGCATATTTTAATCATTATTTTTTTCTAAATAAAACAGATAGAGGGTTTGATAATACTTCTTTAATTGATAAAAGTATTACGCGATTAACTAAATTATTTAATTTACATTAAATTAGGTGTTGTAAGTAACAATATATTTTTTACTTTAATAATAATAAAAATTGATTTAAGATTATAAAAATATTATTTATATAACAGAATGGCCAGTGTAAATACTACTAATATTAAGCAGACTCTGCATATTACCTCGGATATTTATAATATTATTATGAAAAATCAGGTACTTATTAGTAATTATAACAGACAGAATCTAAACTCTACATATCGTAAAGCTCTTCCTAAAAATAAGAATTTCGAAGATGTAATTAAGCAGAATATGAGAAATATTAAGAAGATGCAATTCTTCTGTAGTAACTTCTGTGGCGGTAATATCGATGAATGCACGTGTATGCATCGAGTAGTTTGAATAACCCCTATCCATACCTCGATATCTCCATATCTCGATATCTCCATATCTATTTATCGATATTGAGCTTTTTATGAACAGTTTCTATGGCTCCTTCAATCCATGCTTGTCTATCACTATATGCCTCTCCTAATATGTATATGTTTTTAGAGATAAAGAGGTCATCTATATTTTTTTGTATTTTTTTTGAATCAACTCCTATTTTCCAAAGATGATCCCCAGCTTCCCAGTAATGCATCGTAATCCATTCAGGATCTTTTATGTTTTTTTCGGGAAACATCTCATTTAATATTTTTGTTAGATATTTCATAATATCCTTATCATTTTTAAAGTTATTCCAAAAATCAGCATTATAGCTATCACTATAGCTTATTTGTATCAAGCCGCTTTCATAATCTATAGGAATTATGAACTGTATTTTATTTTGCACAAGTGTCTTAGGCATGTTCTTAAACCATACGTCCTTATATCTCGCATATATACGTAGAAGTTTTCCATCAGTAACTGTATTGAATAAATGCTCGTATTGTGTAAAATATGCAATATCCATATAATCCTTTCTTTTTATTGTTAAATAGAGCTTCGAGTAATTATATTTAACCCTATTTACAATAATATATTTGTTGGCTTCATATACATCCTCGAGAGTTGACGATAGCTTTATAGTAATCCCAGCATTTTCAATATATTTACATAGAGAATCGCTTAATATGCTTATTCCATCGCGTAAAACGTAAAAGTCATTGTTTTTTATATCAAAGTCTTTTCGTAATGTTAGTAATCCGTTATATGCATTCATATCATACATTTCCGCGATATAACCAAGAGAGGTTTTTAATAGCTCTACTTCATTTGTTGGTAATATTAGAGAGAAGTAATTGTGCAAATTATAATTATTAAGATCATATTTATTAAGATTAACCTTATTCCCAATAGCATATCTCCACAAGTCATTTAGGCTTTTATATTGAGATTTATAATGTTTCAATAACTGCTGTTCATTCATTAATTTGCCGTCAACAAAATAATTGTTGTTTTTATTGATATTTATGATCTGATCTTCAAGATGAAAGTCCTTTATTAATTTCATAACATATTTGTGCTTCTTTCCCAATCTTCCTGCTCCTGCCGAGTATTTATATCCACGGTTTTCATGTGTATATATGCGCCCTCCTATTCTATCGGATTTTTCAAAGATGATAATATCAGTAGCTTGTACTCCTTGAGATAACAGTTTATAAGCGAGATATAGCCCAGTTATACCTGCACCGATTATCAAATGCTTCATTATATACCTTTTATATTTCCAAAATAATTTTATTATTCTCAACTTCTAAAAACGAGTACATAATTTATTTTTCTCTCAACTTTTAAAAACTTTTTGAAATTTCTAAAATTTTTTCAATTATGTACTCGTTTTTAGAAGTCCATTATCTTGAATATATTAAGGCTACTGCATTTTTCCTCATTTTCCGTTCATACTCATCGCTAATCTCTTTTAATTTATTAGTATTACTTGATAAATCATCATATTCATATGATTTCCCTGATCTTCTTATAATTGTAGTATAATGCCCCGAGTGTATTGTTGAGCCCTTGTGTAATATTATAGAACGTAATTTTAACTCCTTCTTATCATCTCTAACCTTTATTGTATCTGGATATATGATTGATGTATTTAATTTTTCTGTTCCTGTATTTCTATATAGCTCAATTATTAGTATACCATTAGTCTTATAAATCTCATAGATTTTTTCATAATATTTAACAAGTTTTCCCTTAGAATTCTTATAATAATTACGAGCATCTAATTCATATTTATCTTGTCTCATAGGTATTACCGAAGATATATTAAGAGCTTTAGCGCCTATTAGATAATGCGATGATACCTCAACTATCATATTTTTAATATATTTATTAGTACCTTCTTTAACTTTAACGTTGCTTTTGAAATCAAATATTTTATCTAAAAAAGTTAGTAATTCAAATACATCTATTTGCTTCGTAATCCAATTATCAGAATTATTAAAAAATATTTGGCCTCCCGAATTATCCTTAACAAGCTCATTATAGTATTTTTCTAAATACTTTCTGATACAAGAACAATTATTTGTTTCTATAGCTTCATTCTTATTGATATGTCTATATATTTTATGTAATTCTTTTTGTATTTTTGAAGCATATCTGGGAACTAATTTATTTGCAAAAAATGCATTATATATCACTCGGCTCTTGAAATGAAAGAGAGCTACTAAAAGACTATCAATGTAACAACTGTTATGCTCGTTAACAATGGCGATATTATAGTTTTGATTACGAATCTTTTTTCCAATTATACCATTGATATTCACACATCTATTTGTAGGTAGATTTAGTATTTTTAGAGGCGGGCATTCTTTCATGGCCATTGTCTATTATTATCATATAAATAATTACTAAAATATATATATTAACAAGCAATGTTTTATAAAAACGAAATAGGATATATTACAATGTTAAAAGACGCCTTGAGCGGGGAATCTAAACTCACGAGAAATGGAGAAGTCTTATCGCAATTTGGATATATGATTCAATTTGAAGATATTTCAAAAGCATTTCCTTTGTTAACTACTAAAAAAGTATTCTTCAGAGGGATTGTAGAAGAACTACTATGGTTTCTTAGAGGTTCTACAGATGCAAATGAATTAAAAAATAAATATGTTAATATATGGAATGGAAATTCTTCTCGCGAATACTTAGATAGCATTGGTTTAAACAATTATCGTGAAGGAGAACTCGGGCCAGTTTACGGATGGCAGTGGCGTAAATTTGGGAAAAAATACGGAGATCACAGTGCCTGCGATGGCCATATGGGAACAGATCAATTAAAAACAATTTTAACAGAATTGCTCAAGGATAATAATAGCAGAAGAGCTGTATTATCTGCGTGGAATCCGGAAGATCTTAATAAAATGGCTTTACCCCCTTGCCATATTCTATATATTTTTAATAAAACAAGTACTGGTCTATGTTGTCTATTAACAATGCGAAGCTCAGATTTGTTTTTGGGCCTGCCTTTTAATATTGCAAGTTGCGCTTTGCTAACTATTATAATATCACATGTTCTACATATTAACGCTTCTAAAATGAGCATATCTATATCTGATGCTCATATATATATGGAACATGTTGAACAAGTAAAGACTCAAATTGAATTAGAAATATACGATTCTCCAAATCTTATTATTAAAAAACCTGCTCCGTCATTAGATTCTTCTATAGAAGAAAAAATTGAATGGATAGAAGGGCTATCATATAATGATTTTGAACTTGTTAATTATAAGTCTCATAAAAGCTTGAGTGCGCTAATGAAATAAAAATTGATCGTGGAAATATATACTTCATATATTCTTGAGCAATGAATACTTTAGCAAACCTCAATAAATTTAGGGTAGAGATGCTGAAAGAACACCTCGCACACTCTATGGTTAACCACGAAAATGAAATTATGAAGGAGACAACTCTAAAAAATGCTCATGTATATTGTGTATTAAATAGTGTTTCTGCACAGCAATACGGGCCCCTGCTTGAAAAATATATTCGTATCAGAAATAATTTTATAAAAAATGTTGCATCAGCTTGTAATGGCGATTGTTCAAAGGATGATAAGAATGCTGAGATAAAAGCATCTATAGGTGGCGCAAGACATAACAAGTTTAACTGGGTCCAGTTACGTATTTCTCACGATATTCATTATTATATCTTAACTGCATATAATCTTACAAGTAAAAATGTAGATAATCAAGGAGAATTATACGTCTTTACTGTACCCAAATATGATATGTTAACTATTATTTCAATGTATGGAGGATATGCCCATGGTACGATTAAGGAACATGGACCTATTACAATTTCCGATTTGCAAGATGAAAAAAATAAAAAAGAATATTCTTTAAGGCCTACAATTGGAGATAAGTGTTGGATAGATATCATGAAATTTAGAATAACCGATGATCAGCTCTGACGATCAGCTCTGACGATCAGCTCCGAATACAACTTAACAAGTTCTCCTCGACCTATTGAATTCTGCCTCGCAGTATTCTGGCTTAGAGAATAATCTAATAGGCCAAATCTCTCGATCAATAAAGATATACTTATTTTTGACTTAATCCAATGCCAACTTTTTGGACTTAATTTATCAAGACCAGTATTTACTATAGTTCCGCACTTTCCTCCATATGCTAATATTGCAAAATCAGCTCCTTTGGGCGGAGTAGGTTGTCCTCTTGTATCTAAGGGGCCATATGGTAAGAATTCCCAGTCATCGTGTTTATTAGATAGCCTTATAATATCTCGAGGCTCTTCTTTTTTTTCCCATATTTGAAAACAGCACTTGGCTTGCATTGGAGGACTAAAAGAACACGGTTCTAAAGGGATATCATCATCATATACTAAATGAAACATCCTATTTAGTCTATTTTGAATACTAACACGCCTAAATGTTTTAGGTATAATAAAAGCTATTACAGAAGCCCATTCTGCTGAATGATTAAAGAACTTTACGGCCATTGAACTTATTCTTCCAAAAGGAGGATTGCCTATTACAAGGATATTTCTATTCCCAATGGACGGATGTGGAGACAGGGGTTGATGCGAAGGTGGAGACAAAGACGGACAATAATCAAAGAAATTCATCTCTATAATATCTGGGTGTTCTGGTGAAATATCAATTCCTATCTTTTTATCTGTAGGAATTTGCAATAAGAAGCTCCCATTCCCAGCACTTGGTTCAACTACTAAATCCCAATTATCCCAATTATATTTTGAACCTATTGTATTAATACAATTCAATGAGATAGCATGAATAGTATAGAATTTATCCATACCTTCTTTACGGACTTGTTTAGTATCAGACATATATATACTTAATCCTATATACATATATAGTCAATTTTTCTAAATTATACTTTAGCAGATTTGAGTAATCGCCTTCCATTTATTGAATTTTTCATCAAATTCACATGAAAATTTAATAAAGGTTATTGCATTTTTATCTCTAAATGCAGTTCTCAACAGTTTACTATCTTTCATTGTTTGAACCAATGCTATCCCGAGAGGTTTATCATTAGTATTCTCTGTTTCATATATGTTATAAATATCTGGTTCAAGAGTTTTCATTAGATACAACACTTTATGACCTTCACTTAGTTTTTGATGACCTTCGGAACCGTTAGAACCGTTGGGACCATGGACTTCTTTTGTGATATTTATAGAAGGTTGTTGTGATATCTCAGAATCAATCGTCTTAAATTCAGTGATATCCTTCGTTTTCCTTATAACATCTACGACACTCGAGTCGTCAAAGTTATATAACTTAGGTTTATATTTCAAATCATAAGGCCATATATAGATACCTCTGCATGTATAATTGAGATTTTTAGTAAGTAATTGAAGCTCTTCAATTGATTCCTTATACATATTATAGTAACATTTGACCTTATAGTTACATACGTCAATTGTACTATCAGGCGTATATTGTTTATCGAGCATATTATATATAATTTCAAGTCTCTGTGGCAATGTTTTATTGCTTAAATATTTCCCTTCATAACATATAATATCATTTATTAAGAAAGTCCATGTATCATCCTTGCATTTAACTAATTCTCCGTCAAGAAGAGTATTTTTAAATAACTTTTTATCAAAAAGTCCTCTTCCAAAAATAATTCTTGGTCTCTGATAACCAGGGTGTATTTTCTTATCTATATAATACATCGTTTCAACATCATTATATAGAGTAAAATAAAGATAGTATCTATTACCATTAGAACGTAAATTCATCAAATGATTAGTAGTCACTATATCAACATTTGATTTATCTAAGTTATGATGATGGCGCTGGAGAATTTTAATTTTATATAGAGTATTTAAATCATCTAAAATAGTATCCTTATGGTCATTACTTTTAATATTCAAAGCGATTCTGTTTGAAAAACTAATGATACCTTGCATTTTAAATACTATTATAATTATAAGTATATATCATTTTTTTAAATATGTGTGTTTTTTAATTTTTAATCTTTTATTTTGATAATCTCTACAACGCTTACCCAACATCCGTTAGAAAAACCCCATAAATCTCAATGCAAAAAATATAGATTACGCATCGTATATTATAGATATATTTTATGAAATAAAGCGAATATCTATAGTTGTTTTGTACACATTTAGAATATATTCCAATAACATCTCTATATCATAATTTATTATATTTTTCCTATCTCCATAGATCATCTTGTATACATTTTTTGCATCGTGTATATTATTTTTTAATAATATATCGTTAATATGAGAGATCTTTAACTTCGAAATAATATCCCTGATATGTTCCTTGACTGTAAAGTATGCATTCTTATATCTATCACAAAATATGTTCGAGTCTGTCGAAACATTCTTATGATAATACGAAAGATTCATTATTCTTTTATGCATACTTTTACTAACAAACTTCTTTCTTTTTTTTAAGTTAGAATTTGTAGAAACAGTAACATATATATCGTAATAGCTATATTTAGTAAATGTAATAATGAGCATCTGGATATCTGCAGGAATCTCGTGAAAATAATTATCTACAAACAGCATGTTAGATACAGTATAAAAAATTGATTATACACAATCAATTTTTTATACTTACAGTATATATCTTCCTCATATTTCAACAAATTTTAATACATATGATTTCAATATAATATTAGTATATAGTTCCTTCTCATAAGAGCCATAATCTTCTAAATAATCTATGCACAATATATCGCGGATATAATTTATAGAATAGTGTTTAATAAATTTATTTATATGAGATACCAGAGAATTCTGTAATTTTTCTACATAATTAGATATCACACCACTATAGCGTTCAATAACCTTTTTATTTCTATTATTGATATACTCTATATTATGTATCGTGAAAACAAATTTGTACATATGCCTGTTTAATTTTTTAGAGATAACTAATTTATCAAAATTTAAAATATGTTTTTCGCATTTTATTACTATTTTACAATATGTTTTCTGCGATAAAACCATTATATCCAATTGAATATCATGAGGCAACTCATGCAAATAATTTTGAGAAAATAATCTCTTGTCATTAATGCAATTACTTTCGTTACTCTTATATCATCGGTGATATCATATATCATAATATTCGAGAGGCGCTCATTGAATATATCGTATACATCATCATAATCTATTTTCGAAGATACTTTCTATTGTTTTTTGCAAATCAGTATGTGAAAAATATACTATACTAAATAATCATTTTTTTTAAATTTTTAGATATTTTTTGAGACATATTTGAATTTTAGACTATATGTACTAAATATAATTTCTGTAAATAATGCTTTTTCATAAGAGCCTTTTTCTTCCCTCATAACAGTATGATATAATTCTGGATATCTTGGTATATATATCTTACACATATCGGTCTCATCATCGGTAAACGCATCGTCGTCTACATCATCTTCATAGCCAAACATGATTTCTTGAAGATCACTCGTTTTACATTTAGCAATAAGATTAGAAATATAGTTTTACTTTTGCATTAGTTTTTTTAATAGTAAATTAAGCAGTATTGAACTCATATGTAAAGTTCATTATTTTTCATGCAATTAATTATCTATAGACTCGTCGGCTAAATCAGCAAAGAAGCAGCTAACAATAACGCGAATATTATTCATATCTTACACCTTTGGACATTTAAAATGCCGATTTTAGTCTTTGTAATTCTTGTATTTTCTTATCTTATTTTTCTTAATATATTTGGTTTGTCTATTATATGTTCCATTTAATATTTTATTATAGTAGGCTTCTGGTATTGTTTTTATTACCTCCTTAATATTATTATTTAAGTCTTCGTAATATAATCCTTGTTTCTTTTGTAATTTAGATTTTAGAAGACTAAAAAACATTTGTATAATGTTGATATGGAACTGAATAAATCAACTTATTATTTTTATTTATTAATTCCTTAACTCTTATGTTTCTATGAGAACTTGCATTATCTAAAATGATAACCTTGTTTTTATATTTATTAGTAATAAACCTTTCTAAAAATATTAATAACCTATCACTATCTATACCACCTTTATTATATAATTCATAACCGATTAGGCCTTTTATTGAAATAGCAAAAACACCTGTATATTTTTTGAAAACTTCTTGTGAATTAGTTTTAATAACGCATATTTTACCTACTTCATTATAGCAATGATGTCTTAATTGTAAAGAGTTAATACTTGTTTCATCTATGCAAATAATGTCGTCAATATTATAATTTTTTATTTCATTATAAAAATGTTCAAAAAGAATAAATATGAGTTTAATTATATGATTAGAACTGATGGTATTTCTGTTAGTATTTTATTTATTAGAACAGACAATCAAGGGATGCCTTTAAAATATTATAATCCTAATAATAAACCAATAGATAATACAAAATATATTGAAAAAGAAATTATCACAGATGAATTAAGAAGTAAAAAGATAGTATGTGTAGATCCAGGTTGTAGTGATTTAATTTATTGTGGTAGCAAAGATGATGATGGTAATTTAGAAACATTTAGATATACTCAAAATCAAAGAAGATTAGAAACAAGAACAAAAAAATATAATAAAATTATTGAAGAAGTTAATAATACAACCTTTATAAATGGTAAGAATATTAAAGAAATTGAGAGCGTTTTAAGTAGTCATAATAAAAGAACTTGTAATTATGAAAAGTTCAAGAATTACTTTATTGAAAAAAATAAATTGAACCTATTGTTATTTTCTCATTATGAAAAGACTTTTTTTAGAAAGTTCAAATTAAACACGTATATCAATACACAAAAAAGTGAGAGTAAAATGATAAAAAACTTTACTAAAAAGTTTGGAGATCCTAATGATGTATTGTTTATAATGGGTGATTATGATAAAGGTAGTAGTAATATATGTGGGATAGAACCAACAATTTGTAAAAAGTTTAGAAGAATATTTAAGAATGCTGGATTTAGAACCTATTTAGTAAATGAATTTAGGACATCTAAAATATGTAATTGTTGCAATTGCGAAATATCACCATTTATGATAAGACAAAGTCATAAACCAAATGATATCAAAGTTAATAAAAAAATAACTATTAATGGATTACTTTCTCATCAAGAGGATAAGCAGAAATGCGAGATAATTCATAATAGAGATAAAAACGCTGTTAAAAATATGTTAAATATTGTAAAGAGTATATTTACAATAGGAAGAAGACCCGACATATTTACGAGAATTCATACATAGTCCACGCTATGTACTAACCAAATTTTTACAACCTTTAGATATTTTTAGCTGTTAAATCGGCATTTTAAATGTCCAAAGGTGTAAAAAGACACCAAATACCGAATTATTATTATTAATATCATTTTTTTATATAATAATAATAAATTATCATTACCTTTATTTCTTAGATTTTCCTATCATCCTCTCAATTTTGAGTAACAGAGCGTATAATTAGAAAAAATAAATTATAGGCTCATCTACTAATTTTTTTCTAAGCATTTAATAGAATAACTTATACACACCAATGTCTTCAGGAGTGCTGCATAGATTAATAGAAAAAAAAGGTAAGCAATTATCTAAATTTTTAGGAATAGATTCTGTGCCAAGTACTCAGTTAATTGCTGATATGCAAGCAAGAATTAACAATCCTATCTTTAAGCTCAGTATGACCGATTATGAAGATATGTGTGGTAACAAGATGATGACTAAAATGATGTCTAAAGTTATAGGTTGTGAAGAGAAACAGCTCAAAAAGTTCTGTAAATATATCAATGTCTTTGCAGAGAATATCAAGTCATCTCCAAAATCCATCAAGAATAAAATGAAGGTAACAAAAAGCATTAATGCATCAAAAAGAAAAGGAAGCCTACATGTATTACCAGATGATATCCTTGAAAAAATAGTAGAGAAATACAAGACAATTTTTAAAATAAAATATAAACTAAAAGACTGGATACCAAAATATAAATTAAATTGGGATTATTTACATTTCCAAAATCATTCTATAGAATTATTAAAAGAAAATCCAACTAAAATAAATTGGCGTTTGTTATCCGGAAATCCAAGTGCTATAAAATTATTAAAGACTAAAATTAACGAAGAAAATGAAATATCCGAAGATGATTATAACGATTTAGATAAATCTAAAAAAATATATTGGCCATATTTATCATTAAATCCAAATCCAGAAGCTATAGAATTGTTAAAAGCTAATCTTGATAAAATAGATTGGTATAATTTATCAAAAAATCCAAATTCAGAAGCAATAGAATTATTAAAAAAATATCCTGAAAAAATAGATTGGAGTGAATTATCAGACAATCCAAGTCCAGAAGCAATAAAATTATTAAAAGCAAATCTTTATAAAATACATTGGAGTGTCTTATCAGAAAATCCAAGCGCTATAGAATTATTAAAAGAAAATCAAGATAAAATAGATTGGGATGTATTATCTGCAAATCCCAACGCTATAGAATTATTAAAAGAAAATCAAGATAAAATAGATTGGGATGTATTATCTACAAATCCCAAAGCTATAGAATTATTAAAAGAAAATCAAGATAAAATAGGTTGGGATTGGTTTAATTTATCAGCAAATCCAAGTGCAATAGAATTATTAAATGCAAATCCTGATGAAATAAATTGGTATGGTTTATCTTTAAATCCAAATCCAGAAGCAATTGAATTATTAAAAGAAAATCAAGATAAAATAGATTGGTATAGATTATCAGAAAATCCAAGTGCAATAGAATTATTAAAAGAAAATCAAGATAAAATAGAATGGAATGCTTTATCATCAAACCCAGCAATTTTCGATGAAATATTAGAATAATTATTTTAATTTTCTAAGTATTTAATAGAATAACTTATACACACAAATGTCTTCTGATGTACTCCGAAGATTAACTGAGAAGAAAGGTAAGCAATTATCTAAATTTTTGGGAATAGATTCTGTACCCAGTACTCAGCTAATTGCTAATATGCAATCAAGAATTAACAATCCTATCTTTAAGCTCAGTATGACCGATTATGAAGATATGTGTGGTAACAAGATGATGACTAAAATGATGTCTAAAGTTATAGGTTGTGAAGAGAAACAGCTCAAAAAGTTCTGTAAATATATCAATGTCTTTGCAGAGAATGTCGAGTCGTCTCCAAAATCTATCAAGAACAAAATGAAGGTAACAAACAGCATTAATGCATCAATGCGGAAAGGAAGCCTATCTGTATTACCAGATGATATCCTTGAAAAAATAGTAAATAAATACAAGACCATTTTCAAAATAAAATATAAACTAAAAGATTGGATACCTCCCAAGAAATTAGATTGGCATTATTTATCAAGAAATCCAAATGCCATAGAATTATTAAAAGAAAATCCTAAAAAAATAGATTGGGAAATGTTATCTAAAAACCCAAATCCAAAAGCATTAGAATTATTAAAAGCCAATCTTGATAAAATAAATTGGGAATGGTTATCAAGAAATCCAAATCCAGAAGCAATTGAATTATTAAAAGAAAATCAAGATAAAATAGATTGGGAATTTTTATCAAGAAATACAAATCCAGAAGCAATAGAATTGTTAAAAGAAAATCGAGATAAAATAGATTGGACTTGGTTATCTAAAAACCCAATCCCGGAAGCTATAGAATTATTAAAATCAAATCGTGGTAAAATAGATTGGGATTATTTATCAATAAATCCAAATGACGAAGCTATAGAATTATTAAAAGCAAATCGAGATAAAATAAATTGGCATTGGTTATCTAAAAACACAAATCCAAAAGCATTAGAATTATTAAAAGCCAATCGTGGTAAAATAGATTGGGAATTGTTATCAAGAAATACAAATGACGAAGCAATAGAATTATTAAAAAAAAATCCCAAAAAAATAGATTGGTATTGGTTATCTGCAAATTCAAATCCAAATGCTATAGAATTATTAAATAAAAATCAAGATAAAATAATTTGGTATATGCTATCAATAAATCCAAACGCTATAAAATTATTAGAAGCAAATCGTGAAAAAATAGATTGGAATGAATTATCAAGAAATACAAATCCAGAAGCAATAGAATTATTAAAAGCTAATCCTGATAAAATAAATTGGTTTTGGTTATCAGGAAACCCAGCAATTTTCGATGAAATATTAGAATAATTATTTTTATTTTCTAAGTATTTAATAGAATAACTTATACACACAAATGTCTTCTGATGTACTCCGAAGATTAACTGAGAAGAAAGGTAAGCAATTATCTAAATTTTTGGGAATAGATTCTGTGCCCAGTACTCAGCTAATTGCTAATATGCAATCAAGAATTAACAATCCTATCTTTAAGCTCAGTATGACCGATTATGAAGATATGTGTGGTAACAAGATGATGACTAAAATGATGTCTAAAGTTATAGGTTGTGAAGAGAAACAGCTCAAAAAGTTCTGTAAATATATCAATGTCTTTGCGGAGAATGTCGAGTCGTCTCCAAAATCTATCAAGAACAAAATGAAGGTAACAAACAGCATTAATGCATCAATGCGGAAAGGAAGCCTGTCTGTATTACCAGATGATATCCTTGAAAAAATAGTAAAAAAATATAAGACAATTTTCAAAATAAGATATAAACTAAAAGACTGGATACCTCCTAATAAATTAGATTGGCATTATTTATCAAGAAATCCAAATGCCATAGAATTATTAAAAACAAACCCATATGAAATAGATTGGCAATTTTTATCTGGAAATCCAAATCCAGCTGCTATAGAATTATTAAAGGCAAATCAAAAAAAAATATATTGGGATGAATTATCTTCAAATACAAATTCAGAAGCTATAAAATTATTAAAAGCAAATCGCGATAATATATATTGGAAAAGTTTATCAGAAAATTCAAATCCAGAAGCTATAAAATTATTAAAAGCAAATCAAGATAATATAGATTGGATTATGTTATCTGCAAATTCAAATCCAGAAGCTATAAAATTATTAAAAGCAAATCAAGAAAAAATAGATTGGGAATTATTATCGAAAAATAGAAATCCAGCCGCAATAGAATTATTAAAAGCAAATCTTGATGAAATAGATTGGTGGTATTTATCAAGCAATCCAAATGACGAAGCAATAGAATTATTAAAAGAAAATCCCAATAAAATAAATTGGATGTCTTTATCTGGAAATCCAAATCCAGCTGCTATAGAATTATTAAAAGATAATCCTGATAAAATAGAATGGGATGTCTTATCAGAAAATATAAATCCAGCTGCTATAGAATTATTAAGAGAAAATCTCGATAATATAGATTGGATTTCTTTATCAAATAATCCAAATCCAGCAGCTATAGAATTATTAAAAGCAAATCAAGGAAAAATAAATTGGCATATGTTATCATTCAATCCAAATGCAATAGATTTATTAAAAGAACATAAGACTAAAATAAATTGGGATGGATTATCACAAAATCCAAATCCAGAAGCAATTAAATTATTAAAAGAAAATCAAACTAAAATAAATTGGAAATGGTTATCAAAAAACCC